TCATAGAGGCCCTTCGCGACCGTGACCGCGGCGCCGGCGGCGACCGAGCCGACCGCCGCCAGGACCGCGAACACGACCTTGAGCCGCGTCTCGATCGCGGTCAGTCGCTCGTTCGGCGGCCGCTTACCCATCGCGTCGGTGATCTGGTTGGCCGTCGACTTCTTGCCGCGGCGGTACATGTCTTTGAGCCGGTCGATCCGACCGTTCAGGAATGCCGCCTCGTCCGACAGCGGCAGGTCGATCGGTGCCGTGTTGTCGTCCTCGTCGATGTGCTCCGGTTCGCCGCCGAGCGCGATCGCGAGGTCATCGACCTGATCATGCGGCGGGTGCGACCGGGCGCGATCGCGAGCGATGCGGGCTAGGCCGCCCTCTTCGTCACGACGATCGACCACGGGCCGGCGCCGCGGGGTCGGCCGGTCCTCGGGCGTGTCGTCAGCGTCGGGATCCTCGGCCACGTCATGACGCTAGATGTCGGGCCCGGGCGGGGGCGATTTAGCGCGTTGTGCAGGTCTTAATCTTCCGATCACCGGCGCTGCTGGTTACGCTGACCGGCATGAGGACGCTGTGGCTCGCTGCGGTCGTGGCTGCGTGTGGGAGTTCGTCGCCTGCGCCGATGCCGGATGCTGACCCGCACGCGATCGAGCTCTGCAAGAACCAGCCAGGCTCCGGCGGTGTTCAGTGCGAGGCCATTTGCGACTCGCCGGCCGCGCTCGGCGCGCAGGGGCGACCGATGTGTCCCGTCATCGACAACGGCAGCGCCGTCACGTGCGATCCGCAGTTCTTCTACGGCGGTCACGACGTTTGCTGCTACGGCTACGCCACCGGGCTCGTCACCGCGCGCGTCTGCAGCAACTAGTGCGCGAAGCTGCCCGGCGTCTTGAGCGGCGGCAGGCCGGGCGCGACGGGCTGCGTGAAGCGCCAGACGTAGAAGTAGTCTTGGATCAGGTCGAGCGCGATCTGGCCGTTCTCGAGTGAGCCGCGGTCGACGGCGCCGACCCGGAACACGACGTTCGAGAGGCCCCACTCGGGCCAGGACACGCGCACCGCGTCGCCTGGGCAGACCGTATAGAACGAACGGTTCACGATCGCTCGGCACTTCATGAGCGGCCGGCTTCGTGCGGCGAGCTCGCGCGCCGCGATGTTGTTCGCGAGCTCCTGATTGCAGACGCCTGGAAACTGCAGCTGCACCTCGCGGACCTCGCCGTCCTGATCGACGGCGTTCGCCTGGTTGTGCGCCACGGCCGAACCATCGCGGTAGCTGTCCGCGCGGTTCGTGAAGGCGACGCGCACCTTGTTCGGAACGCCGGTCCAGCCGCCCATCGCGAAGTTCTGCAGCTCGTTGCAATTGTCCGGCGTGATCCACGGAAGCGACGACACGGTGTAGTCGGCGCGGATAAGCTTCAGCTTGATGAGGCCGCTCACCGGATCCTCGTAGAGCACGCCGTCGATCTGCCGCAGCAATTCGCCGATCATCTCGCCGGCGGTCTGCGTGCCGTCCCACGCGCGCGAGAACCCGTTGAGTTCGCCCGTGCCGTGGAGCGTATCGGCGGCGGCCTGAAAGCTTGCCGTGTCGATGCGTGATGTCGGCAGCGCGAGCTTCCCCTTCGTCCCGGTGAGCAGGTCGTAGATGACGAACGCCGGGTTCGAGTCCTGCGCGCTGTGCAGGTCGGCGATTTGGTTATTGAGGTCGCCGAACTTCGGCGTAGCGCTGAACGACGTGACCTCGAAGCCGATCTGCGGAACGCTGGCCGAGGCGCCGAGCAGGAAGTGGGTCAACAGGTGCGAGCTCGTCGTCAGCTGGTTGTAAAAGAACGCCGACATGAACCCGCGATAGGCGGGAACGAGCGTCCCGTCGATCACCCCGTGGAGCTCTTGCCACGTCGGATTGCCAGTGCTCGTCGTCGTCGTCATGTACTTGCCGGCCTCGGTCGTCGGCGATCCGGACGCGTACAGCGTCTGCGAGCTGTTCCCATTCAGGAACTCGAGCGTTCCGCTCGGCGCGCCGCTCACCTCGCCGGTTCCGGTCGGCATCGACACGAAGGCGAGCCGTGTGCCGTCTTCGAAGTTGCCGTTCCCCGTAAGCGTGGTCAGCGGGATGCTCGGCAACATCTTCTGATCGCCGACGAAGACCGAGACGATGTTGTTCGTGCCGCCATCGAACGGGATGCCGATGACGTAGAACATGTCCATGAAATAGAGGTAGCGATCGGTGGGCGCGCTGTAGTCGCCATCGATGCTGTCTCCGCTCGCCTGATGGAACGCGATCACCGGGCTGGCCCACGCGAGGATCGGCGTCTTCACCCGGCACTGCCCATAGAGCAGCGGGTAGGGCGCGCCCGCGTCGGTGCGCGGCAGCTGCACCTTTTGCGGTGGAGGGACCGGCGGCGAGGTATCGAAGAGACGGTGGTAGACCCACGTCGCTGCGATGAGTCCGCCGGCGAGCGCTGCATCGTCGAGCCCCACCATCAGTACGTCTCCAAGGCGCCGAGGCCAGTCGGCGCGAACGGATTTCCTGTCGGACGTTGAGGCAGCCCCGAGAAGTTAACAACGTTGTTGAATTTGTCGCGGCACGTGCCGATGTCGTGCGCACACCCGGCGTAGATCTGCACCGCGTCGCCGGCGTGAAGCTCGTAGATCGGCGCCTGCAGCGTGAGTTGCTGCCCGGTCTGGTCGACGATCGTCATCCGCTCGCCGCTCGGCACGTGCACGAGCTCTCCGCCCTGCGCCCACTGGTCCGGGTTGCCACTCATCGTCGCGACCTTGAGCGTCCGGCCGTCGCCGAAGATGACCGTGGTCGATACCAGAAAGCTCGCGCGAGCAACCTGGCACCACGAGTCGTAGAGCACGTTGCCGCACGAAGTGTGCACAAGCACGGTCGGAAGCCGGCGCTGCAGCGCTTGCTGCGTTCGCTGCGGCACGAGGAACTTCGCGAGGTGTCCCTGGATCGACAGCGAGGTCACATAGCCGCTCCAGACCTGCTGCACCTGGCCGCTCGTCAGCTGCAGGCGGCGCGCGGTCACGAGGATCTGCTGCGGCGGCGAGCCCATCGCGACGTAGCGCGCGACGAGCGGGTGGTTCGCGGGAAGCGTGACTTCGAAGTTCGTCTGCGCGGTCGCCTGATCGATCTTCTCGTTGCCACGCGCGCTTGGTGACGCGACGTAGTTGAAGCCGTTGTAGAGGATGTCGCGGTCGCCCAACGCGAATCCGTACCGTGTCACGCCGTGCACGGCGTCGATGAACTCGCGGGGCTGGCTGTCGCTAATCGAGGTCTCGTCGGTATCGAACGTGCTCACTGCGGCACCGCCCGCGCTTGGGACTGGAACGAGAACTTCGGCCCCGTGAAGGTCACGTCAAAGTCGTTGCTCTCGAAGCGGCAGAGGTCCATCCATGACACGAGCGAGATTTGCGCCGCGCTCAACGTCACGCCGCCGCCGCCCGAGTTGTAGGCGACGTTCGAACTCGTGATCGAGAGCGAGTACGTGCCGTCGCCGTTGTCGACCGCGGCCGTGATCTGCAGATACTGCACGGAGCCGGTCGAATCGCGCAGCATCAGGTAGCTGCGTTTGGTCGGCCACCAGGCGAAGAAGTCGCCGACCGTCCCGTTGATCTTCAGCGTGCCTGGCGCGAGCTGCACCGGCGTCAGGTCTGCACGATACGTCGGATACCACCACGACTTCTGCCGTCCGCGCACCGCGTAGAGGAACGCCTTCAACCACTGGCGGTTCGCATCGCCGTCCTTCTCGTAGACGACCTGGCGCGCCCAGTCGGGCTGGGCCGCGACGCCGACCTGCGTGACCGCGCCGCCCAGGTCGACGAGCTCGACCATCGACTGCATCGCATCGGCGGTCGTCCCGCCGGCGAGCGCGATGCCGCGATCCCACACGGCAAGCGACTGGTATGTAGTGATCGTCGCGCCGGCCCCCATCGTGCCCCAGTTCTTGTCGGTGCCGCCGGCGAGCGTGGCGGTGAACTCGTCGACGCCGGCGCGCAGCATCGTCGCGAACGGTATCGGCATCGCGCCCACTAGGCGGATGAGTCCGATCGAGGCGAGCGCGGACAGGAGATCGCTGAGCCGCGTCACGAGCGTCTGGAAGTGGAACGTGAATGCCTGGCCCGCGAGCGTCCATGATCCGCTGCCGGATCCGTTCGCGACCAGCGTCAGCGATACTCCGTTGCCGATCGTCCCGGGCGTGCCGCACACGGCGATCGCGTTCGTGAGGTAGCCCGACGTGACGGTCGAGAGCTTCGCGAAGGCCGAAACGTTCGCGCCGCTCTCGTAGCCGAACATGATCTGCCGTGCGGCGAGCTTCCACATCTCTACTGAGCCTGGCTTCGGGTACCGATCGAATCCCTGCTGTGCATCGAGGTAGACCGGGACGGCGGGCATGATGTAGCCGCCGAACGCGCCGACCGATCCGGGCGACACATCGAGAACGAAGCTGTTCGAGGTCGTGCTCTGCACCGTGCCGACGATCGACGCCGAGTAATCGCCCTCGACGACGAGCACGCGCGTGCCTGGTACGGCCCAGTCGATGAGCGCGGTCGACTGCACGAACACGGTCGCGCCCGAGCTCGACGCGGACAGGTCGAGACCTTCGTGGGGTAGGCCGAGTAGGAACGCCTTCGCGGCCGCGGCGTAACGCACGAGCACGCCTCGGATCGTCGTGACGTTGTTGCCGGCGAGGTAAGCGACGCCTTGCAGCGCCTGCTTGGGCAGTGTGAGGTTGGATTGCCGAGTCTCGAGCCCGGACCACGCCGTGAACAGCGGCGACGTGAAGCTGTAGCGGACCCTGAGCCCATCCTCGAGCGAGAGCGCGAGCGTGGCTACGGTGGGCGGCCCAACGGGCTGCACGACCGTTGGATCCATCGCGCAGTCCGGGAAGTCGCCGCCGAAGTAGCACGGCCCGACGTGCGCGGCGTCGGGGAACATCGGACCCCAGTAGTTGAGGCCGGTGGTCATGTCGGATCGTTGATGACGAGCGAGATGCGGCCGCTCGCGTCGGTGGTGACGGTGATGCTGTTCTTCGCGTCGGTCAGGTCACGGAACGTGAGCGTGCCGGTGCGGAAATCGTTCACTTTCGCGATGAGCGCGCGGATGCTGAGGCGGACGAGATCGCCGTACTGCAGGGACGCGGCCGCGTCGCCGATCGCGTCGAAGCCGTCATGCCGCACGGGACACGGGTAGACCATCTGCTGGAAGCCCTGGCCTCCGGCGAGGTTCGTCGCCGCGAACGTATCCGCGGGATTCGCGAGCACGTTCGTCGGCGTGCCGTACGCCTTGATCGCAAGGTGCGTCGACGCGACCACAGCGTCCTCGAAGTTCTTGTTCGTCGTGGTCGCGCTGGCGTAGTGGAAGAGGATCTTCGGGTACGCGCTCTCGTCGAGCGTGCCGGCGCCGGCGCCGTCGTTGACGAACTGGATAGTCGTCTGGTTGCCGAGCGCGCCGGTCGCGGTCTTGTCGTAGATGACGGTGTCGCAGTGGGTCGTCTTCGTCGACAGGTCGAGAGATGCCGGGTCGGCGATCCGCGTGATGCGCAGCGTGAGCTCGTCGACGATGACGTTCGCCTCGGGCTGCGTGAACTGATAGACCCACGAGCCGTCGTAGCCGGCGTTCACGAACAGCCCGGCCGCCGCGGCTGACGTCGTGTTCGCCGAACCATCGACGGTCTCGACAAACAGCGCTGAGTCGGTGCCGCCGGCGAGCTTGAGCGGACCGAATGCATCAGCCGGGCTCGCGAGCGTCGACGCGCCCGTGAACGAGCCCGAGAACGTGAAGTAGGTCGCGAGCGCGGCCACCGCGTTTGCCGCCGTGGTGACGCCGGCGGCGTAGTGGAACGTGATGTCGTTGCCGCTCGTCGTCACCGAGCCCGTGCCGGCGCCGTCCGCGATGAACTTGATCGTGAAGCCGTTCCCTGCGACGCCGACCGTGACGTAGTTGATGGTCGCCGACGCGAACACGGTCGAGGAGCCCACCAGCTTGCGCGCCGCCTTCGTGCCGGTGAAGACGGTGGCGAGCGGCGCCGGTGTCTTCGCGTCGTCGAGGAACAGCATCGTCTTCACGTTCCGCTTCGAGGCGACCGGCTCGTTGTGGAAGATGATCGGCGGCTCGAAGACCAGGCCGAACGCGTCGCGCGCGATCACCTGGAAGCTCGCGAGCCCATCGCGACCCTGCACGCCGGCGACCGCGACCTGCACACGGACATCGCACTCCTTGCCGACGACGAAGCCGTTCGCGGCCGAGACGACGATCGACGCCTCGTACTCCGCCGTATTGATATGCGTGACCGGCGGTGAGTACCCGAGGTCGACGCCCTGCTGGCGCACGATGACCGTCGGTGTCGAGTCCGCGTCCGTCGCCGCACCCGAGGTGTTGCTCGTCCCGAACGCGATGCGGATCGTGTCGCCGATACGAACGTAGTAGGCGCTCATTTGTTGCGTCCTTTCACCGTCGCGAACTTCTTCTTCGACGGCCCGACGAGCGGGCTGCCGATCGGCGGGTGGCCGCCGTAGTAGCCGTCGGGCCCGTCGAACTGCATCGGGCGCATCGCCTCGAGCCACGTCGGCGGTCCCGGATCGATCGGCGGCGGCTCACTCGGTCCGGTGCCGTCATCGAGCACGACCACGTAGTCGTCACCGCTCGCAGACTCGACGAACGCGACCGGTGGCGGCGTCGACCACACAATCGGCGGCGGTGTCGAGCAGTAGCCGTCGTCGAGGCCCGCAGGTGACATCGCAACGTCGGTCGCGCCTGCCGAACTCGAAGGCGTGAATGCTATGCCGGCGATCGGTGGCGGCTCGAAGGTTCCGCCTCCTCCGTCGTCGAGCGCTGGCAGCGACGGCCCGAGCGCGATCACGACCGCGCCGTTCGCTGTCGTGCCGTCGTTGATCTGCGTGTTGCTCAGCGTCTGCGCGGTGAGAGAAACGCCAACCGCGACGGAATATCCACCACCGACCCCGACAGTGGACTGGAAAAACGCCGCCGGACCACCGAACCCGGACATCGTTGACGAACTGTCCAGCCAATGGTTCGGCCCTTCTAATGTGCCTGACGTGCTGCACGAGACGATCGACAAGATCAGGTCATTGATCTTCGTCGTGGTGATGCTCGGTAGCGTGAGCGGGTTGGTTGCTGCAGCGGTTACCGCACCGGCCGTGACGTCATATGGAGTCCCGCTCGCGACGCGGCGGAACGCGATGATCTGCCCGATGTCGTGGTTGCCGGAGTTGGCTACAGTCGGGGCGGACTCCGACGACGACGCGGCGTACTTGTAGAAGACCTGGATCCTGGATGCACCGGCAGCGCCCGCCGTTCCTGTCCCCTGCGATCCGCTCGGGAACGCCGTCCATGTGGACGGTGTCGCCACGGCCTGGTTAGCGGTCTCGACGATCAGAACGCCAAGGTCGCCGGCCTGGTGTCCGGCAGGCCACGCTGGCGCCACAGTCCCCGCGGCCGCCGTCGCCGCCGCTCCGATCCCAACGATCCCTGGTGACTTTACCGCGGTGACCGGGCCGTTCTGGATCGCCGACATGATGTTGTCAGCCATCGTCGTCGTGATGTCGCCGTTAAGCTGGTAGAAGCACGTCGCGTAGAGCACCGTCAGGTCGGCGGACTGCGCGGTCGTCATTCCATCGCCGAAGTACATGTCCGACACGCTGACGTTCACGTTGCTGTTCGACGGAGTCAGCGTTTCTTGGACGGTGCCGGCTTTGTTATAGATGCGCAGATAGAGACCTGCGCCGCCGTTGCCGGCCGGATAGTGGAGGAATAGCCAGATCGGATCGGTCGTCCCCGAGTAGCTGCTCACGCTCGTCGCAGTTCCGAGCCGACCAGAGAGTGTGATCTTCCCCGTCGAGTCACATGTGATGTCGATGCCCTGGCTCGCCACGAACGTGCCGGTGCCCCCACCGTCACTGATCGCCCAGGCGAAGATGCGATTGGTCGTGCCGCTCTCGGTCGCGCCGAGCTTGATGCACATCAGCACGCCCAGCCTTGTGGCCTGGATGGCGGTGCCACTCGTCACGCCGAACCCGCACGAGGTGAACGCGCTGACGTGGACAGCCTTACGCGTATAGCCGGTGACCGCGTTCCCGTAAGACACCGTCCCGAGCGCCGGAAGATCCTCGAAGGTGGTCGGCGATATCTCCGACCGACTCTCGATGAGTAAGGATCCGCTCGCTTCCTGGCACGGCCACGCGACCGTCCTCGACGACGACGAGAACGGCAGCGCCGGGCTCTGCCCGTTGAGCAGCTCGTACCACTCCAGCGTGTTCGCCGGGAAGAACTGCCCGCTCGTCGCGTCCTGGGTAATTGTGCCGGTCGCGGTCACGCGCGAGTCCTTGCGCGCTTACTCGCGCAGCTCGCCGCTGATCTCGTAGGTCAGCGATGCGGTGCCGCTGACGTCGATGACGTCGAACGAGTTCGCGGCGCCCGCGTCGAGCTCCTCGAAGCTGTCGTTGTCGCGCGTCCACCACGTGTTGCCCGAGCCGGCGCCGATGCCCCAGACCGAACGGTTCGTGCGCGTCGCGCCGATCGTCGGCCGCGAGGCCATCGTCGACACCGCCGCCTGCATGCCCTTGTCGGTGGGAGACGGCGTGATCGCCGTGCCGGCCGTCGAGGCCGTCGCCAGCTTGGCGTGACGGAACGCGATGCTGCTGATCGCCGTGAGCGCCGCCGCCTTGCCGACCGCATCGATCTTGGTGATGAGCGCCTGCCGCGATGACCCGGCCTTGACGAAGATCGCATCGGTCTCCGTTGCGGGCGTCGCGTTCGTCGTCAGGTTGCCTGCGGTCGCGAGCGACCATGTGTAGACCATCGGCATGGCTAGACCTCCTCCTCGGTCGCGTACCACCAGCGACCGTGCTGCGTGCGTTCATCGGCGGTCGTGGCGTACTTCGCCTTCGTGAAACCGCCGACCAGGTGGCGCTCGTACTTCGGTGCCAGGCCCTTCTCGGACATGTTCACCTTCGCGAGCACGCCGACGTCGACTTCGTCGGCCGCGAGATCGTTGTCGGGCTCGGCGATGCGCGTGATGTGTGCTTCGCGCCGCTTGCCGTTCATGTCCTTCGCGCGCGGATCGTCCGGCGGAAACGCGACACAGATCAGAACCTCTTGGCGGTAGTTCGGGCTCGGAGGATTGGGCACGGTCACTGGCCTTTCTTCTGAAACACGGTGTCGTGTCGATGCCGCGCGAGCTTCGACATGAGGCTGTTCGGATCGCGGAGCTGGTCCTCGATCTCGTGCGGCTCGAGCTGGCGGCCGTACGCTTCTTGCTGCGCGGGGATGAGCGTCTCGCGCCAGAACACCTCGTCGGGAAGCACCATGCAGCCGAACGGCGCACCGTGCTTCGCGAAGCAGTCATCGCAGAGCCACGACACGAAAGTGCCGTTCTCGGGATCGATCTCATCGCGCGAGAACATGTGCGGGCTCTTCAGGCTGCAGCTGCCGCAGTAGACCCAGGTCATCCACTTGCCGCCGCCAGCCGCGTCCGCGAGCCACACCTCGCCACAGCGCTCGCGCGTCACGCTGTTCGGAAGGATCTCGACGGCCTTGCTCGAATCGAGCAGTTCGCGGATCGCGTCGGGATTCGGGTTCTCGCTCACGGCAGCACCCGAATCCCGTCCTCGTGGTTCTTCCATGCGGTCGCGAGCTCGGAGCCGGCCGTCAGGCCCTGCCACCAGCGCCGCGCGTCTCCGGGTAGGAGAGCCGACACCGAGAGGTGAATCACCTCGACCGCGAAGAAATAAAGGCCCACCGAGACGTTCTCCGCGCACGGCCCGAGGAGTGCGTTGGTCTCGCGACAGCGCGCGGTGATATCGAGTGTCTGCATCTCATCGACGGTGGCCGGAGCGAGAAAGGCGAGCTCGCCGATCGCGACTTGGGGCCAGCGCGAGGCATCCCGCTCGGCGCAGCCGGCTGCCGCGCACAAGAGCGCAAGGCTAACCAGGTTCACCCGCTTCATGCCCACAGCTTCGGCCCGCACAGTCTGCGGGGGCAAATTGGGCTACTTGATGCCGAGGATCGCCCGGATCTCGTCGCGCCGCTCGCCGATGTGGACCATGACCACTTCGCCCATCTCGCGGCTGCGCGCCGGTGGAAGCTGCTTTCGGCTATCCGGCATGACCACGTGCACTTGGGTCGGCGGCACGTTGACCGGCGCGCTCGTGCCCTGCGCGCGCATCTGCTCGGGCGTTCGAATCGAGACGTGCTCGCCGGGGTTGACGTGGAACATCGCGAGGTGGCTGTCCGGGCCCGACGGCGCGCGGACAACGCCGGCGAAGCCCGACGCGGCATGCGGGATGTCGAAGTCGCCGCCGGTCGCCGCGCCACCGAGCGCTGCACCGATGCCGACCTGCGACAGCGAGTCGAAGATACCGGACTCGGCCTTGTGCAGCGCCATCGTGATGAAGTCACGTTCGATCGTATCGGCGAGCTGGCCGAAGTTCGCCGAGCCCTTTGTGACGAGGTCGACGATTGCGTTGTTGATCCCGTCGAACGTGTCGGTCATCGCCTTCTTCATGTCACCGGCGACGTCGTGGACCTTCTTTGACATGTCGTCGAGCGCGGTGCGGAAGCCGACGCCGGCGTCGCCCTGGCCGAACTTCATCTTCAGCGCGTCGAGCTCGCGGCCGTAGCTGGCAGTCGAGACCAGGCCGACCTTCTCGCGATCGTTCAGGTCTTGCAGCGCCTTCGCGTACTGCTCGGCCTGCGTGTAGACCTTGCCGTACCGTGTGTCGAGGTCGGCGAGGATGCGCTCCTTCGCCTGATCGTTCAGGTAACCCTGCGCGCTCAGGCTATTGATGTCCTTCAGCTCGTCGCCGTACTTCTCGGCCGCGGTGCGAGTCTTGTCGTAGAGCGACAGCGCCTGCTGCGCGCGCGGATCGGCGGCCGGTGCCTTCAGGTCGCCCTCGGGCTCGGGGGTATCGAGGTATTGCGCGCCAGCGCCGTGGCGCGCGTAGAAGCTCTCCGACGCGTCCGCGGTCGTGATCGTTTTCATTCCGATCGCCGACTCGAGCTTCAGTCGCGCCTCGAGCGCTTGCTTTGCGTTGATCGCGTTCGTGCCGAGCAGGTCGTTGATGATCTTCAGGTGGGTCTCGTACTGATGCTGCGGCTCGATGATCTGGAAGTAGACCTTCGTCTCCTCTCCGCCGATCGCCTCGACGAGCGCCTTGCGTTTCTCGTAGGTATCGACGATGCGAGCGCCGTTCGCCGTCGCCTCGTCGAATTGCTTGAGCGCTTCGACCGCGTCAGCATGCTGCGCGGCCGCCTTCATCCCGACACCGAACGAACCGAGCAGCGTCTTCGCCTTCGCGGCGACCGACCCGCTAACCTCGCCCCACTTGTCGTCCATCGCGCCGATCGTCTGCATGAAGTTGCCGGCGGCCGTCGACGCGTCATCGATCGCGACCCGCAGATCGCCCCAGCCGTGCGCGACCGCCTCGCCCATCGCGTTCCCGAGTTCGTGCTGCTTTGCTTCCATCTCGTCCGTCGTCTTGTTGAACGACTTCATGACGGCATCCATCGCCTCGAGCGCGCGGCCGCCCAGGTAATACGCCTGCGCTTCCTCGCCGGCGGAGGCGACCGACATCGCCATCGCGGTGTTCATTCCGGTTTGCTGCCCGATGATCTTCGCGCGCGTCAGCAGCTCCTCTTTCTCCTGCTCGTGCGTCTTCTCGCGCTGCGCCATCGCGGCATCAAGAACACCACCGTACTGGGACGTCGCGACCATCAGATCGCGAATGCCGATCTTGTGCTCGGTGATGTCCTGCCGGATCTTCGCGAAGGACTCGCCGAACGCGGTCTCCCACACCTTCACGACGCCCGGCATCTCTTTGATGATCGAGTTGAGCGTGCGTGTGTCGAGCTGCCCGGTCTGCATCGCGATGGAGAGCCGGGACATGGCGCCAGCCGCATCGTCGAGCGTGTGACCCGACGCGAGCGCGGCCTTACCGAAGGTCTCGACGACGCCGGTGATCTGCGCGTGCGTCAGCCCGAGGTGATCGGCGCTCTCGTCGATGCGCCGATAGAGGTTGATCGTCTCGGGAAGTTTCGACTGCAGCCGCTCGGCAAGATCGGCCATGTCATTGACGGTCGCGTCCGTCGACACGCCCGACTCTTTGAAGGCGAGCGTCGAGTTCTTGAGGGTGATGTATTCG